TTAGCCCACAACCTTTTTCATCTCTTCTAAGGCATCCTCAAACTGTAAATGAGTATATGTATTAAGGGTAACTCCTATATCTGAATGTCCCATAATATATTGTAATGTCTTTGGGTTCATTCCAGACTTTGCCATATTAGAGCAGAAGGTGTGTCTGCAAACATGAGGTGTGATGCAAGGCATTTGTACTTTGTAAATACTGTTATACTTCTCACGGATATGTTGGAAATACTTTTCCCAATGTAAAGCAACCATAGGCATATCATTCTTATCTAAGAACAAAAAGCCACTATAACCATCTATCATAGGCTCAATCTTGGGATGCTTTCTATTCTGTATAATCCTACGAAAACAATCTGCAACATCTTCTTTCATAGGAACATATCTCTCACCCTTTTCAGTCTTAGGTGTTAATATCTCATATTCCATATTGCGTGTCCTTTGTAATTGATGGTCAATCTTAATTCTCTGCTTGTCAAATTCAATATCATTTGCTGTCAATCCGACAAATTCAGAGACACGCAATCCAGTATGAAATAAGATATAAATTCCATCATAGTATTTGCAGAAATGCTTATCCTCTTTAATAAACCTCAAAAATTCTCTCTGCTGTTTTCTTGTAATAGCTTCTCTTGTTACACTATCATTCACAACTACCGTTGCAAGTTGGAACTCAAACGGATTCTTTCTTATCAAATCATCATCAACTGCCATTTGAAAAGCTGGTCTTACAACACCTCTGATAGAATGAATACTGCTATATCCTCTGCCATCATCCTGTAATTTAATCAACCATGCTTTAGCATCTGACAATTTAATTGTATCAATTCGTTTTGCTCCAAATTCTTCTTTCTTAATCACATTGATAACAAAGTTATAATTCGCCTGTGTATTATGTTTTACACCTCGTTTTTGACTAATATATCTCTGTACCAATTCTAATACCGTCATATCTCCACCATTAGTAGAAACTGCATCACTTAATGCTTTCTCAATAACCTTCTCTTTTTCTCTAAGAGAAATATCTTTTCGTTTCCCCTTTGGGTATGGATCAGATTCAGTCAATCTCCAACTATATACTGATTTTCTCTTTCCAAATGAATCATTATATTTATACCGGTATCTTCCATCTTTATCCTGGCTCTCCCCAGTCGCTAACTTACGACCTTTGTTGTCTCTTCTAATTTCTGACAATCCGTATCTCTCCTTTCATACAGAAGAGCCTCGGTATGATACTTCTTAATATATCATAACCAAGGCTCAAAATCTATTAAAAAACCTATATAATCAGCACTAAATGGCTGTCAATTTCTCATCTACAAACTTTTCAAATAACTGTCGTTTTATGCGTGGTCTTGTACCATTCCACAAAATAAAGTTGTCGTTTTCGTGTTCATCAACAATCTTTCTAATCTTTTTATCACTAAATCCAAAATATTCTGCTGCTTCTTGAACAGATAATGTGTACTTCTTCCAAATCGGTATTACACAATTTGTTTTTTCTTCTTGTTCTGCACTATCTATAATAATCACGCTCCATTCCACAATTTTTTCAAAATAAAACGGCACTACAAGATAACCAATGTAATGTCGATATTTTTCATGTTCAATTTTCAATATTATATAGGACTCAACATTATGCCAAGTCCTATCATCTAAATGTTACATCATTTTCTTCATTTCTTTTTCATATTTCTTTTTGAGTTTTTTCATTTCTCTGTTTGTGCCAGAAAACTCTTTATTCAATTTCTGTGTCTCAGAAATAATATCTTGTAATTCCTGAATATCACTTCCAAAACTTTCAATTTCTTTCTCTAATTCAGTGTTTTCCTCCTGCAACTTTCGAATCTGTTCATCACGTTCAAGAAGCAGTTTTTCAAGAATACTTACTTTTCTTTCATTAGTCACTTCTGACATACGTTTTCCTCCATTAAAATAGGAGAGAACTATTACATCCTCTCCATAAATTTATGCATAATAAAAGAGCAGGAGTTGTTAGCTCTTGCCCTTCACTTTAGTAATGTTAAATATATGGACCATTTAAAAACCCTTGTTTTTCAACGTTTTCGGCAATTTTTATATAAAAATCACCCTATTTAGTGACCACGTCATTTTTATCTAATCCAAATGATTTTCTAAATGCTTTGTCAAAATCATCCCATGTATCAAATGCTCTCATCATATTTATTAACGAAACTAAATGTTTATCCAAATAATCAATACCTGTTGTTTCCGTCAAGAATTGATGATGTTTATATCTTCTTCGATGTATTTTTTCGTCAACTGGATTTCTTTTTTGTAATTCTTCCAGGACTCCATCTGGCATTAAATCATAAACTAAATAATTTGTTAATTTTCCTACCAATGGTGTTCTAGCATTTCCATTGTAATCCCAATTTTTTAATCTATACATTTCTTCATAAAATTCATTTGGAAATCTTTTTGTCCAAGGGAGATATTCTTTTCTTACAAATTCAGCTAATAATTTTTGTAATTCATCTTTCTTTCTAAGTTCCTGATAACCAGTTACTTCATCAATTAAAGCAACAATACCAGTCTTTGCAAAAGCTGACATTATAGCTAATAATTTGTCAGCCAATTCGGATTGTTTTTCCCAACCATCTCCACTGAAAATACCATCATTTTTTGCAGAAATGTATGCCTTACATACGTCAACAAATAATGTTGCATCAAATGGTACAAAAGATACTCTATATCCTTTGATTTTATACAATTCATTGTTATTTCCTTTTCTCACCCATTCTTTCAAATCGGCAGAAAGATATGGCTGTAAATAATTGGAATTCAAGTTTCTTAATAATGCAACAGATCCACTACCAGATAATCCCATTGCTCTTGCAGTTCCTCTTAGAGACAAAAGGCGTTGACCGTCTTCTGTAACATAACAATCAATAGATATATCCTTGTCTATTTCCCATTGGCCATAACTTATTACTTTTACATCATCATTCACTTTAATCTCGCTTTTCATGTATAATACCTCCACCAATCATCAATATTATAACTACATTTCCATTATATACCAATAATTGACAGAATACTACAACAACATACAAAATCATTCGCATAGGAGTGCAGCATAAGCCACACCCCATATTTTTATCTATATCTTGTACCTTTAGCATAAGTAGCTTGGTTAATCTTTCTTACAACATTTTCAGCCTGTTTCTGAGCGACACCTTCCATCTGCTTAACAATCTGGTCGGTGGCAACGCCTTCAACAATCGTTCTGTTGTCGATTTGATAAGTAGGAGATTGTGATGAAACTCTCTCAATAGGAATGTTCTTCAGATTGCCAATAATAGAATCAATCTGTGGAATAACAGGCTTAAAATTCAACAATGCTTGCGTCTGTTCCTTAGAAAGTACAGCTTCGCCACGTTGTAAGAAACTAATACCATCTTCACCAGAAAGTTTAACAAGATCCTTAATCACACCGCCAGTTGAGAACGAAGCGTCTTTTATAAGTTTCTTGAGAGCTGAAGTAATTTTCTCTCTATCGTTTTTACCAGACAAATCACTTTTTACAGATACACCAAGTTTCTTCGCAAGGGCAACTTCATTAGCTATACTAAGAACTTGTTTATGCTGTTTATCATAAAGATACTGATTAAGAGCACCGTAATACGATTTCTTGTGTTTTGCCGATGCTGAATGCTTAGATATCCATTCTGTAATATCACTTGCTTTCTTTCTGAGTTTATTAAATTCCTGTTGTTTATCAGCATCATTGCTTCCTGAAGAACCAGAACCGTTTCCGCTTGAAGTTCCTGAATCGTTTGATGATCCAATACCTTGTGTGTCTGTAACTTTTGTCTCTGCATACTTGGCACTTGCTTCAGCGGCTCTGTCAGCAGCATCACAAATAGATTGCCATGAAGACGCAATCAAACTAAGTTGTGCTGTAATACCAGGCACATTAGACGATAATGTGCTTGCATAATCACCCACAGCGTTTCCACCCTTTTCCCAAGCATTCACAATGTACGAAGATATATCATATCCAGTATCCTTTGCAATTTTCTCAATATTAGATGCAACCTGTGAAGAGTTAGCATTAACATATGTGAGTGCATCGGAGAATACCTTATTGGTATCCTTTAAATAATCCCCTGCTTGCTTTTTGCTGTTTTCAAGCATTTTATCAAGAGCATCTTCCTGATCGGAAACAGAATGATCGTACAACATGTCCGATCTATCTTTCTGTGCGTCTTGAAGATCGGATTTAAGTTGTTGTAATTTCTTCCGATTTTCTTCAGAATCGTCGCCTTCCAAAGCCGCAATCTGCTTTTCTAACTTAGCGATATTTTTATTAGAATCAGCTAACTTATCATTCCACTCTTTTAAAGACTTGTCTGTTTCTAACAATTCCTTTTTCTTCGAAATTGCTTCTTCCAAAGCATCATTCTGCGCATCTAATCCTTGCTTTACATAAGCAACTAACGACTTCTTCGCTTCATTTGCAGACTTAATAGAATCACGTTGACCTTGCTGATATTCACGAAGTTTAGAAATATAATCATTGTAACCAATTGTACCGTTACCTTCATTATACATCTCGTTCAAATCAGCAATAGCATCTTTGTACTTCTGAGCCTCAGCAAGATATGTATCATAATTCTGTGCAGTCAACCCTATAGCAGTAATACCATCCTGCGTAATCATTCCTGTATCACTGTCAAATAGATTATCAGAATCAAGCATGTCAATTAAGAAATCTGTCTCGTCTGTGATGTCTCCAAGCTTATTAAGTAATTCGTCGAAACGGTCAAACTTCAACTCATTGATAGACTTTTGAAACTCCGCAAGTTCCTGCTCGTCCTGTTGAATAGATTCATAGACACCATTTAAAGTTTCTTGTGCTTCATACCATTCATCGCTACCAAACTTAATCGTAGATAATTTCTTCGCAAGTTTTCCAGCTTCTTCTTGTTTAAGCTTCATGTCAGATTTGACGGCATCTGCCTGACGTGTATAGTAAGCCTTACCAATCAACTGACCTTTTGCTTCAGCTATATTAAGAGAATTGGAGACAGCGTTCTTTCTCTGCTCAATCAGCCCAGCTTTATTGTCGTACCGTTTCTGTACATCATCAAAGCGATCTTTCCTAACCTGACGCACATTAGAGGTATGATCCTCTTTGGCTTGATTATAATTATCAGTTGCGGTATTCTTTGCAAGAAGATATTCATTATGTGCTATGCACTTTTTCCTAAGAGTGTCATTTTCAATCTTGTTAATAAGATTATACGAAATTGACTTATTGGATTTTAAATTACTCTTAATAGAATTAAATTCCTTTTGAGTAAGACCAATGTTTTTAGCTTTTGTTTTTTTAAGAGACTTTGTAAGAGAACTCTTATTGGATTTATAACTCTTTGTTGCACCAGTATAAGCAGTTTTTGAAGCTGACAACTGGCTATTGTAGTTTTTAATAATCTGTTTATATAGACCATCAATATCAGACGTACCGATTTTCTTTGTTGGATTAAATGTAAGATTACCTACCTTGGCATTCAGAATATCCATCTTTGTTCCAAGTTTTTCAATCTTATCAGAAGCACTGTCAATCGGGTTGTTCGCTAAAGTCTCATATAAATCCTTTAACTGATCCGTAAGACTGGCAACCTGTTCCTTGCAAGCTTTTGCTTTCTCATAATAGGTCTGATAATCCTTTAATGCATTTTTCAGGTTTTCATTCTTAATAGAAGCGATACCATCTGAACCAAGTGTTCCTTCACGGATAAGTTTCTTATAATGGTCAAGTGTCTTGGATGATACACCTTTTATCTTTTTTACATTCTTTCCGCTGCTAGAAGATGTAGATGTTGCATTGTTGATTTTGCTAAAACGTGAACCAGATACAAAATCCTTACGAGATGAAAGCTTGGAAACTCTTACAGATGCGCCAGTATGAGGGGATTCAATAAACTTACCGTCTCCACCATAAATACCTACATGTGTGATGTTGTTCTTGCTTCCAAAGAATACTAAGTCACCAGCTTGCAAATTTTTCTTCGATGTGATTTTTGTTCCCATCTTAGCCTGGTCAGCCGCATGATGTGGTAAACTTACACCAAACTTTTTGTAAATCTGCTGAGTAAAACCAGAACAGTCAGCACCACTTGTAAGACTTGCGCCACCCCAAACATATTTCAAACCAAGATAATTTGTAGCCTCATCATACAAAGAGTTTCCACCTGTAGAAGAAGATGAGGAGGTTGTCTTTTTGCTATTCTGTTTTTTCGCAGCCTTATTGGCATAAGACATATATTTCTTATATGCCTTTTCCTGTGCAGTAATAGCCTTTGTTGTAGCTTCGATAGCTTTTTGGGTTTGATTTTTCTTCCGACCGAATGTGAGAAGATCATCAATCTTATCTTTTGCCTTAGATGCCTTATCTGTAAGATTGTTAAGTTTAATCTCAATAAAATCAAACACCTCGGCAGCATCGGATTTTGTTTTAGATTTAGATTTGGATTTTTTTGATGACGGAGATTTATAACTTGATGAACCAGTCGGCTTGATTTTAATATCAGGCATTTTGATTTCTGTAAAACTGTCATTTATTTGTTTTACAATATCTTCAGCACTTTTCTTTGCTTGTTGTTGTGTGCCTTTCTTTTTAAGTTCATCTATTGTAGGAAGACCACTTGAATAATCAATCTTTCCAGAAGTCATTGCAAACTGTAGATCTGAAAATTTTGTTCCATTGGAATAGGTGTTACCATTAACCAATTTGTCTAAAGCACTTTGTAATTGACTTATATATTGTTTAGAAACACCTGCCGCTTTCGCAATAGCAACAATATTATTAACATCATCCTTTGTGTTGATTTTAGTGTTGTTAATATCTAATTTTGACAAATAAAGTTCTGCAATAGATTTTTTTGCTGCCTTAGACGCACTTGCTTCTGCGAGAATTTCTGCAACTTCTTTTGGGGTTGCATCTGTTAAATCAGTTGTGACTTTCTCGTTTTCTGTTTTAGCTTTCGTATTATATTCTGTTGCTGTAGTGTTGTATTCTGTCTGTGCAGCTTCTTCTGCCCGTTTATTTGCAAGAGCCTGTTCAACAACAGCGGATGCGTTTTCAACACCCATCTGATCTAACTGAGTAATATAATATTGTTTATTTGCATCAGTAAGGTTTGCCAAGAAGTTTTCACTGTTTACCCACTCAGTTGCAAGGGCATTTGCTGCTTTCTGGCACTGATCCATGCTAGATTCAGAACTACCCATTACTTCTTCAAACTTATCCCATGATTCGAGTCCTCTAACAGATACGTCAAATCCTGCTAAGTCAGAAGCGGATGCAACTGTACCATTCTTCTTGTCAGCAAGCATATCTGACATTTTAGAAATCTGTGCAGACATAGAAGAGAGTTGCGTAGAAGCGTTTACAAGACCGTTAATTTTCTGTGCAAGTGCCTCTGCTGATAAACCTGTTTCATTCATCAACTGCTGACCACCAGCCAAACCTTCAAGTGCGTTTCCTGTTAATTGTCCTGCATCTGCAAGGTCAAGAAGGTCATCTGCTGCACCTTTTAAATCGGAATCGTCTGTGTTTTTGAGATTGAGCCATACTTCGTCAAAAGATACTAATGCTGTAGTTGCCGTATCCGTTTTAGATTCAACATTTTCAATAATGATTCCCAACTGTTGCAAAATAGAAATAACATCCTCTGCTGACAAACCAAATTTACTTGCTTTCTCGTTTATCTGGTCAAAGGCATCTCCATTATTTCCATCATCAATCATAGATTTAACGTCTGTTACAGACAATCCTTTTAATTGATTCGCTAAATCATTTACACCATTTTTATTATTTTTTAATGCAATGTAAAAACTATAAGATTTAGTATCTGCATCATCGAATGTCTGATCTATAATATCTTTGTACTTTTTCCATTCGGAATTATCAGAGATTTTCTGCTTGATTTTTTGTAGATTCTCATATGCTGACTCAACGTTTTGGTCATCATATGGATTTTTAGAATTTGAGATAGCATTATTATACTTTTCGACCGCTTCTGTCATAGTATCATATTCAGAAGATAATTTATCATCTGTAGCGATCTCAGCTAATTGTGCCTGTTGATATATTTCTTTATATTTTGAAGTAATATTATTTGCTTTACTAAGTGCTTCACCGGAACTATCCAATAACCCATCAAAAATACCACTCATTGTATCGGATGTATTGCCTGATTGCTTCTGCAATTCTTTTAAAGAATTCATAAAAGCATTTATTGCTTTTTGAGCCTCTTCCGCATTTCCGGTAAATTCAAAACCATTATGTGAAAAATCAATATTATTATCCTCTGCAAGTTTCTTTATCTTTTCACGTATTGGCAATTCATCCGCATCAAGCAAACCATTCATTGTACCAAGAGAATAGGTTTTATTCTCCGTCATTTGTTTTGTTGCTTCTTCAATTCCTTTGCGATTATCATTCAATAAGGTGTTTGCAGCTTCCTTATTATACGCTTTGATTGCATTTGTTTGATCCTTATAAGCATCTGTGACCAGATTTAATTTACCATATTCGTCACCGAACTGCTCATTCAACTGCTGCTGCAATTCCAACAACTGCTCTTTTACACTGGCAGTCTTCTTTTTGTCCCCTTTTGCATCAAGTAACTGTTTTTGTAAATTCTGATACTTTGATACCATCTCTTCAATGGTTTGTGATTGGTTTTTATAGGTGTCAGATGCTTCGCTTGCGGAAGATACCGCTTCTTCTATTGATTGTTTATATTTCTGCCATATTGCCATGCCAGCCGTTAAAACCGTTGTAACAACAGCAATCGGATTAGCCTTCATCATCGTCCATAGACCAGAAAAAGCATTTTTCAAAGAAGTTGTTGACGCAGTAAGTCCCGTGTTTGATCTTATAAGATTCCAGTTTTTCAACTGAAGTTCGGCTTCTTCCGCAGATAATCCGGCAGTCATCAAAAGTTGCTTTCTCTGTGCCTGTGTCAAAGCCTTAGAAGATACCACAAGTTTCAATTGACTCATAGAAAGACCACTTGTTAATGAAAGTAATCTGTCAAAATTATTAGTGGAAACCCTTGTTTTTCCAACAATATCCAAAGCATTTTTGAATTTGTTCAAATTGATGTAAGCTTCATTGGTTGCTGTTTTAATTATTGTAAATGCTTTAATTGCACCACCAACAGCTAATCCAGATAATACACCCTTCAACGCACCTGTTTTATCAATAAATTTGACCAATGCATTTGTGGCTTCAATGATACCAGCATATACCTTATTCATATCAGAATTCATAAGCATTGATTCAAATGAAGCCTGTAATGAATTTGTCTTTGCTTCCAAACTCTCTTTATAAGAAGAATTGAACTTTTCAATAGCAGTTCCAGCAGATTCCGCACTTGTTTTCGTATAATCTAATGCTTTTGAATAATTGTTAAATAAGGCTATCAATTTATTATATTGATAAGTTCCAGCCATAGCGGTTGCCACTGCTCTCTGTGTTGTGCTATCAAAACTGCTCCATTTAGCACCAACTTCATCCATAATCTTTTCACTACTAATGAATTGATTATTGGTATCACGCATTGCAATACCAACTTTATTTAGCACCTTTTCCGTATCATTCAGGCTCTCTCCTGTATCAGAATCAACAAATTTTCCTGCCTTAATTTGATTCATTCGTGAGAATACAGACTTAAACATATTACCCACGCTCTCATCACTGTCCTGTGTGACTTCTTTAACACTAGCAATCATGCCGATAAGTTTGTCCATGCTGACTCCTGCCATATCAGCAGCAGATGCAGTTTTAGACATTGATTCAGCAAGTCCACCAGCATCAGATGCAGACTGCATATCAACAGCCGTTAATTTATCAACTACGTCAATTGCTTCAGATGCACTTTTCTTGTAACCATTCAATGCAGATGTTAAATATTTACTTGCATCCGCACTTTGAATCTGTCCTAACTTTGAAAGCATCATTGAATCGTATACCAATTCCCCTGCTTCCTTTGCAGATTTTCCCTGTCTCAGCCAAGAATCGGCAGAATCAGCAACCTCTTTTGTTGTTGCACCAATCGACTGTGCCTGTTGATTTAACTGTTTTAAATAGTCAAACGCAGCACTACGTCCTTGTCCCATAGCGACTGACAAATCTGTAATAGACTGATCTAAGTCTTTAATTTCAGCTTTCGCACCATTGGCAGCTTTTCTAATTTCATTCATAGCTGTCAAATATGCCGTAAATGCAAGACTTTTCCCAGAAAATACTCCTCCAATTGTATTCTTTAATTTATCAAATGCCGATTGTGTGTTTTTCGCTTCATTTGCAAGTCTTTGAATTTTCTGTGTTGTTTTATCAGTTCCGCTTCCATTCACATTCAAATTTACATTATATTTACCATTTTGTAACTTTTGTAAATCTTCTTTGGCTTTTTCGTCACGCAAATTTACATCAATATCTATTTGTTTCGACATTTCTTCACTCCTTCCGTTATTTTATATCATTGCCCCTTCTTTTCATTCCTTTTTCGAAGGTATCATCTACACGCTTTGATCGTTCTACCTCATATTTTGCATTATCAATAAATGGTCTTGGTGCATTGAATACTCCGGGATAATCATAGAAAAATCCATTTCTGCTATTTCCGTCATTTATCAACTGCGGTAATCCATAACCATGATTATATGTTCCATAACCGTCATTGAACTGTGCTTCATTAACCACTGATAAATGCATATTTTTCTCATATCCGACTATATTTCTAGGATCATTGATGCCGCCATTGGATCTTCTTCCGTAAATTTCAGGTGTATATTGATTGAACACATCTAATTGTATATGCTCGATCTCAATATCTCGAACCTCGTCAAATACTTCCTTGGAAAGCACATCATCAATATCAGATTTAATGTCGTTCATCAAATCATCCCATTCTTTAAAATTCTTTTTCATTACTCAATCCTATACTCATGGTCACAGCCAATACCAGCACTGATAAGTCTGTCAAAATACTTGCTCACACCAAATAACTGGTCTAAAGCCTTTAAAGTTGCATCATCGTTAATACATCTTTTCATGTCACAACACAAAATTTCACAACACTTCTTCTGAAAATCTGGATTATTCATCAGATTCAAAACAATATATTTCTTTTCATCATCATCTAAAGCAGCATATTTTTCAGAAATTGTATCCTTATCAATAGCACCTGTTGTCCTATATTCACCTGTGACAAGTCTTGTCTTTAATTCTAACAAATACGATTGCCAAAGCTGATATCTCGCAATATAACCATCCACATTCTCTAATGTCGCTTCAAATACATCTTCCGAATTTAGCAGATTCAATAGTTCATACGTATCTGTTCTTTCAATCAAAAGCTCTCTCTTTTCCTCGTCCATACTATTAAGCGCATTGAACACATCTTCGTATGTATATTTATTTTTTTCCATTAACTAACCTTCTTTCCCAGAAACTCCACGTCTCTGTATGTCTTGTAAACTTCATTGATTTCGTAATCATAATTCGTTGTGCCATCTTCTATTGCACGCAAATAAACGGTTGACCATATAACTGCTACAACCGCATAAATAAAATCATCGTACTTGATTCTGTCATTCTTATTAAGTTTCATAGTTTTCCCTCATGGAATATTTGATTGAATAATCAGATTGTGGCTTTTCGTCTGAGATATATTTGAATTGAATTTTATGAATTTGTGAGATAGGCTTCTAATCTCGAAAATAGATCAGGGTACAAATCAATTTTCCCTGTTTTGAATTTTGATAAAATGCTTGGATCAATCTTGACCATTTTTGAAATGTATGTTTGCTTCTCTCGTTCAAGCCTCTTTTTATAAAAGCTCCGTAATTCTGCCTGTGTCACCCTTGTTCCTCCTCTCTTGATATATCTAGTTTTATTGACAAAATAATAACCAGTGCAAAATCAATCACACTGGCTTCTATAAATGAATTCGTGCATATTAAAAGAGACACCATAATTGATGTCTCTTCTAATAACAAAAATAAATATCATAGTGTGGGATTATGCCATCCCAAATCAAATTAATCATAGACTCACGAACAACTATCTCTTGAGAATAACTGTAAAGCAGATTGCCTATAGGTACAATCAGAAATAGAAGATGAGTAAAATAAAAATATCTTTGCTAATACATAGTATATGTTATTTTCTCATATTTGTAAAGCCTTTTTTATTCTTTTTCTTATTTCATCCATATCATCAACGTCTATTTTGCAAATATACCTTCCCATTCTGGCTTTAGATACACATCGGATATCTTCGCACTGTACAGCCGAATCATAATTGAGTTTATTGTATTTTGATTTTTTCAGAACATAATGCCATTCATATTTTAATTCTGTTTTTGTTTTATCATTTTTATACTTTATTTCCTTAGTTAAAGGTATAACAACTATATTCGTTGCACTATAATTTATACGATTATTAGAGACAATAACACAAGGTCTTGCTTCAAGTCTGCTCTTTTCATGTCCAATATTTTCGCCAAAATAACAAGCATAAATTGCTCCTCTTGGATATTTTACGTGACTTTGATCGTTTCTGTTGAATCTATCTTGAATTCTTAATTTATTAGACATCCATCTAAACATATTTTCATATTTATTATCTATTTTTCTTGCCATAGTATTCCCCATTCATTAGTATTATATTTCTATTATATACCAATAATTGACAGAATACTACTTTTTTCTGTTTTTCGCAGACAGACCTAGTTTGAAGTCAGCCTGTCCGCTCAATCATTGTAATTGTTTTGAATACTTTTGGTACTCTACTGACACACTGTTGTTTGAAGACAGTATATCAGCAATATATAATAAAAACTACTACTTGCTCAAGGCAGCAATCGTTATTATCGTGGCACGAATCCAAAATTCATGCCATCTAGTATGATATTCAAATATATAATAATCATTCAAAAAGAATGTCATTATCGTGCGGAGTTTTTTCACTCCGTATTACAAGTATATACACGCATCTTTCATAGATGATATACAGGAATTGACACGCAGTATCAATTTGAAGTGCATAAGTAGTGTATTACTAAATCTCTGTTGGAATCTGTACCAACGATAAATACTTTTCCAATTTATCCGCATCGGATGGAATAAGGTACATTTTCCCCTGCTTATACTTTGCCAAAACGTCATACGAAATTTTAGCATGATCTGCAATAGCTCTGGCACTAAGACCAGAATCAACTACTGTAATCAATTTATTTCTTAACTCTTTTTGATTCATAGTCTTTCTCCAATTCTTTAAATAATTATTTGGAAGAAATACTTTTCTTCCTAAGTATGATTTGTCAGTTTTTATCACACTTACATACTTTTCCCTTTTATTTTCAACATTTTATGGTATTTATGCACAATTTTTATCTACGTTTTTTATAACTTTCTCCCTGAATTTATCATTTGCGACAGCATATAGATGTTGATATTCAATATTTTTCTTAATGACTTTCGTCCCATTTTTCGGCATATTTAACATATGTATACACAAATGATTGTTTTTATCTACTTGCAATTCAATTATCTTATGATCTTGTAGCATATTCAAAATCGAGTCAAGATGTTTTCTATCTATCTTTACCAGTCTGCAAAGACTCGATCTGTTCAGCCTATTATTTTGACTTTGATACAATTTCACATCAAAACTATTAGTTTTTCTGCAAGCATAAAATAATGCCAATAACAATTTTCTTGCCTCAACACTATATTTTTCTTTTGTTGTAATCTGATTTTTGATCCATGAAATATCCTCTGAATAAATGTCTATAGATTTTTCCTTGGCAACTTCTGTTTCAAATTCAGAAATCAAGAAATTCTTGTCTCTATACTCTTTTAATGCATTTATGCTCTTTACTGCCTTTTCTCTACGCTTCTTCAATTTTGTAAATTGTTCTTCATCTATATCACTATTGAAGTTACCTTTGCATCGTTCAATAAGCTGTTCACCAAAGCAGCCCCACAGAATAGACTTATCTTTATAACGTTTCATAAATCCTTTATCTGTATAATATATTTCAAGAAGTATATCCACCAGCTCTGAAACTTTCGGCTTAATTTCTAACAAATCAGCCCTTACCTTATCATATAATGCTATATATTTTTGGTCACGTTCTGTATCGCCGGACATACAAAAGTCGGCATCATAATAATTTTCATTGGAAATATCTGCAAATTCCTCTTGTGCATCAACCAAATAGTCTTTTATTTCCTTATATTTATTTGATGTAACATCCGGGACACTTGACATTAAAGTAGTTACGTCAAACGGTTGTTTTACTTGTATAGATGATTTTTTCTTTGCAATCTGACTTTCCATGTAATGACAAATCATGTTCATGGTACAATCAGAATCATCAAATAAATTTTCATCTTTCTCCCCAACCAATGCAGCGTTAGTTTTCATTTCCTTTTCCATACTGCGTTTCTTTCTAAATGATCTAAGATATTTCATAAAATATGGTTTTTTATGCTCTTTTAATAAAGCCTTTATTTCACTTGGCATTTCAGCTTCTTCACCATGTTTCGCATAATCAATCGTAATTGATCCAACTATGCTCATAATCTTTATATAATTTTGAACATCTTCTGTCTGTTCCAAAGACCAAAGTTCTGATATTGGATTGATGACACTACCAATGTTATTTTTATATCCTTTATGATCGCATTCTATAATAGTATCTACATCACCAACATCAACTTTTTTCACTCCATTAGCAGACTTTCGTTTATCAGTTTTAATATGATGAATTGTATTGGCGTTGTTTCTTCTGGCTGCTTCACAAATAACTCTATTGTCCGTTGTAAGAACATGATCACCGTCAAAATCCGCTGAATTAAGCTTCAAAGCAATAGTATTTTCAAATACACTAAGAATAATTCCGGTTTTCTGATATCGGAACCATTTTTCCATTTCTTCACTCGTGACAACTTGTACGGGACAATGTTCATTTGCAATATGTGGTGAGCGAATAATATCAATCCAAGGTGTATCATACAAATTATAATTCCAATAAGTAGAATAAACTTCGTTTCCATGTAACAATCCGGTTACTTCCAATCCGAAAGCATGTTGCATCAAGGCATACAAATCTGGTGTCAATGTCTGATAATTTCCGCTTACAATAATTTTTCCCACATAGACACGTTCTTTTCCAGATTTCAGATCTTGTTTTATCTTCTTTTGAACAAATTCATCATTAAATAATGAATGCTTATAATACAATGCCTGATAATACGCTGGGAACTTACTCCATTCAATATCATCATTTTCATCTTGATCACTGATAATTCCACGATATTTTAAAAATCCTTCAACACTACTGCACGCATTTATATATCCATCAACTGTAGCATCACACAATTTTTTTATTTCATCGTCTGTATAACTTGATGTCTGTAATGGCTGATATGCCATAACTGTTGTTTTCTTCAATTCTGACAATTTTTCATCATAAGAAGAAATATTAAATGTCCTCTTATATCCATAAACCTCTTTTTCAAAACACTCTTTCCAATTCTCAATAGAATCATACAAATCATGGAACTTAAACTGACTTTTCGTTAAAATACAATCAATCTTGTCATTAAACAAATCCCATTTTTTACCCTTAATATCAATAATGGTACTTGATCCAATTGTATTTGCGAACTCGGTCACAGGCATTGTATAAAGTTTTCCTTTTAAACATGGAATGCATCGAAACTGGAAAGATGCCGGTATATAATCGAGATTCAATTCCTTGCTCCACTGCCCTGCTTTTTCAACAGTTACAAGTCCTGCACCATCAAACAAATTTATAGATATATCTTCTTCTCTATCATTTTCTACTTCAAATTTTCTGCTTATATTGCCGTTTTCATCCTCTGTGTCTGTTTCCAACACAACATCTACTTTTGCTTTTTGAAAGATTTCCTTATCATCAATAACAACAATATTCGGCATTGATACTGGAATACTGTCTGTTGCAGCCAATCCAATATATGAATTCCATTTTGACATAAACTTGTACTTTATATTTCTATCAAGACCACAGAGTAAAATATCCAATGCCTTTTCCCACACATCTACAGATACAAGCATTGCTTTCTGTGTCCTGCTATGACTGGAAGATACAATAATTCTCTTATATTTGATTCCATTGTATGTGACAATCATTCCTGTTTTTGTCATTTTTTCTTTATAAGCTGTATAGGATCTTCCAACTTTTAAAGATAAAACATCAGGAATGTAATCCCTTTCTTTTACAATCTCATTATCTTCAGAAAGATGTTTGATGATTCGAATCAATTCCGATTCTGCCGTTAATATCATATGATTTCTTCTGTCTCGTTTAATTTTATTCTCTACGGATTTATCATATTTTACTTTCTTTTTTTCATCCAGTTTACACCGATATACTTTCTTGCCTTCAGAATCTTTGACAACAGGCACAAATTTATACTCACCATTGTCATTCAACTCTGTCATTTTCACCCTGTTAATATAAACCAAATGTGCTTTCCTTTGTCTATTGTTTGTATTCTCGCTTATAATAATCATCTCCAATCGTATTTTATCCTTACATATATAATATTCTCCGTTTTATCTCTGATTTTGCGTAAAAAAATACCAACCACCGAATATTGATGGTTGGTATCAAAACTATCTTGTTATTATTTATTCTTTTCTTTAAAATAATTACTTATTTGATTTAATACTCTATCAAAAGCAATAATACCTGAAACTATAGTTGTACTTGCCAATGACATTAACATTTCTTTTTCCCCATTTGAATTACCACCAAATTTTTTATCCAACTGAATATATCCTTGCCATAAAACAAATATCATAACTAAAGAAAAAACAATTATCTTTTTTATAATCATTTGTATATTATATTTTGCAAACTGTGGTTTTGCCTTAAATTTGAACTCCCAACTAAAATAACACCAAAGTATCGATATAATTCCAATAAATGTAAGTACAAAATACCACTCAACATTGCTCAATTTATTATTATCCGAAACACCTTGTACGGCTCCCAAAAAACCCTGAATATACATAAGATAAAAACCAATTGACAATCCCAAATCAAACTTTATGCTATTTTCAGGAGTTTTAAATATTTTGTTCAGTACCCAAAACAATCCAACAAAAAACAATCTAAAGATTGCAAAAACAATAAGTGATGTTACGAGAATTATAATAAAATTCATAATATTTTTCTCCTCAAATTTTTTATATAATCATTATACCATACCAACCTCCAATATTCAATTTTCAATGTACATTTACCACCTAATATGAAAGTCTGATTTCATTTGCTTTTATCACACAATGCAAACTTAAAAAAATAATTTCCACCATATGAACTGTTAGCAGCATTAAGTTTTGCAATTTTTAAAAACCTCTTCATACCATTTTATGTTTGTGTTTATTCCCACAATATGATATATTAATAGACAAACTATATATCAAGGAGGATAATATACATGCCTAAATTTAAAAAATCTTTTATTTGTGATGTATGTGGTAAAGAAATCGCATATCCAAATTTCAGAATTGAATGGGGGCATAACAGTCAGCATTCAATTGAAAAAGCTAGCAAATTTGATTTTATTCAAGTTTGTCACGAAGCATGTAGCTATGGTATTAAGACAAATCCACCATATCCATGTACTTTTGGAGATATAATTTTTGATCAGCTTCCTTATTCTCCAGAAGATACAATGAATAGATTAGATGAACTATCACAACAAAATCCAAATCTTTCTACAAAAATCAATCAGATTAAAGATAATATATTTGAATAACACTCTATATTGGCGATTAGAAATATCTAATCGTCAATTTTAAAATAATCATTCGAATTTTGACCAATAATCTCAGATAAATCAAATCATATATAAGATCTTGCTCTTTTCCGCTATCTACTATTGCCTCGACCTCTTCTTTTGAGATGTACTGTCCATAGTTAGTTAAAATATTCTGAATAACTGTTTTCTCTTTCCATGTTCATACCCTCTTTTTATATTCCCCACACGGCTTTTAAATCGTTCAAATGTTTCATCATTTCCGCATTACCTGTCTTTTTATTATCAGGATGATATGTATTAGCAAGTACACGGTAAAACTGTTTCAAGATAACCTTATCTTCATCTGTTGGAATCAGCTTTATAACATTTTTCATTTTATTGTCATGTTCTATTGCCTTTTTATCTACTTCATCTTGTAATGATTTAATTTCATCATGTGCCTTTTTCCAAATCATACGAAAATCTTCTTTGTATTTTTCAGGTATCTTTTTCATATCATAATCTGAAGGAAATTCATCATAATAAACCGAATACTCTCCAAATATATTTTCATTTTCTTCATTCTCAATGTATATCTGACAATCCCAAAAATAAGGGAAACCACATTTTATCCATCTATATTTCACAGGGCACTTAATATCCAACGCATAAAATATAGAACTACGTTTCTGTATGATTTCTTCTTTTTCAGCCTGTAGAGATGCAATAGTTTTGTCTATATCATTTATTCTCTTGTCCAATCTATCAATCTGTTGTTTTACCGTAATAGGCTTCTGATCCGTACTCTTCACGTTCTTATATGCAGCGTCAACCGATACTTTCTTTTCACGCAACTTTTGTTTCAAATCTTCATTATCAGATTTCATTACAATATCCATCTTTCGGTATGTCCCCTCTGAAACACCTGTTGCCTTTGCCATCTCTTTTCGTGTGTCAACCTTTGGCAAATTTGCCGAACCTTTACCACCTAAAGATTGATTTTTCTTCGCTTTCTGTTCAAATACACTCTTGAATTTCTGGACAATCTCATATTTTTCTGCTTCTGATAAATTCCTACGTCCTAACTGTTGTTCTAACATCCAACGTTTTACATCATCCCTAGTAGGTAATTCATCAGCGTACATAATTTTGTAATTTTCCCAATAATTCAAACTGATATTATTCTTTTTCAAAATCTTACATCTGTTGTGTCCATCAATAATAATGTATTTCCCGGTATCTGGTTCTTCCCACACTTTGATAGGATCGAGCATACCATTTTTCAAAATACTCTGTTCCAATCGGTTAAATTCTTCTGGTGTAAGAACAGGTAATAATTCTTCAAATTCTTTATCTACTACTAAATCTTCTAACTTTAACATAATCCATTTCTCCATTTTATAATTTAGTGTATCCAGTGAAACAGTTTCACTTACGCAATCTTCTTATTCCTTGCACCATACACTAATGCATCTGCTTTTCCTTCAACACAATCAGCAGTTACAACAACTTTCTTTGCACTTGCCATATCAGGAACATCAAACATGACTTTCTGCATAGCCGATTCAATGATACTTCTAAGACCTCTTGCACCTGTTTTCTTTTTAATAGCCAATTCAGCAATCTTTCTCAATGCTTTGTCCTCAAATTCCAGCTTAACACCATCCATTGATAATAACTCCTGGTACTGCTTTGTAATCGCATTCTTAGGCTCTGTGAGAATATGCACCAAATCTTCCTCTGATAGCGGATTAAGTGCGGTTATAATAGGAAGTCTACCTATAAGTTCTGGCATAAGACCATATTTCACAAGATCGTGCTGCTCAACCTTTGACAAGTCGGTAACTGATTCATTTTTATCGGAAACATTAGCACCAAATCCAATTCTGTTATGCGTGTCTTCCTTGTCGATAATCTTATCAATGCCATCAAATGCACCACCACAAATAAATAGAATGTTAGATGTATCAATCTTAACCGTCTCTCCCCGCGGATGTTTCCTACTTCCTGTTACTGGCACTTCTGATACTGTACCTTCAATAATTTTAAGAAGTGCTTGCTGTACTCCCTCACCAGATACATCACGAGTAATTGACATATTCTCGCCTTTACGACTAATCTTATCTATCTCATCAATATAGATGATTCCTCTTTGTGCTGCCTGAATGTCATAGTCTGCATTCTGTAAGAGTGTACGCAACATGGTTTCAACATCTTCGCCGACATATCCAGCCTCAGTTAAACAGGTAGCGTCAGCAATAGCAAATGGAACACCTAAGAATTTTGCTAAACTTTGTGCAATCAGTGTCTTACCACTCCCGGTTGAACCAATCATAAGGATATTGGACTTCTGTATCTCAACATCTGATTTTTTATTCTGTTTCAATCTCTTATAGTGGTTATATACCGCAACTGCAAGTATTCTCTTTGCTTCATCCTGTCCGATAACATACTGATCCAAATGTGCTTTAATCTGTGAAGGTGTAGCCAACTGCATATTATTTGTGATAGATTCCTCTTCATTGTCATATATAATGTTATTAGCTATAGATACACAGCTATCACAGATGTAACCATACTTACCCTTTATTAACATATCTACTTCATCCTTTTTGCTTCCACACATACAACAAAATTCATTATTTTTATTTGCCATTATAAAATCTCCTTCTATTTATGAATCCTTAATTTAAGACCTCTTACATCCTCACGCATCAATAAATTTTCATTCTCAAGGTCTTTGCTGTTTCCTCTGAAATGCTTACAAAATATTTCAAATTTCTTGAATGATATATTGATAATGGTGTAGTATTCCTTATGTCCATCTTTACAGGTTACACATAAATGCTTATACCCATTATTCAATATTTCTGCCTTGATAATCTCAAATTTTGCAAGTTCGGTATCTATCCATGCATTTAATTCTTCTACTGTACGAAAAGATATTGATTGCTCGTAACCTTTAACAATGTATTTATTTTTTACCATTGTTACATATATTGATTTTCCCAACTGTTTTATTCTGCTTTGTATTTTCTTATCAACCAGACTTTCTTCCTCTTTTTGCTTCAATTCAGCCATATACTGTTTTGCTAACTGCTTTCCTTTTTTAGTCTGAACTGCCTTATCTGCTGTTTTATGTAATTTTTTTACTGCACACTTAAATTGTTTTCCTTTTCTATCCTCAAGAATTAGACTACTTTTATTAACAATTTCTACTAACTTCCCAACCTTAAAAGAAGTTGCTATTCCTTTATAATCTGTAACTGAAACATAATAGATATTGCCTACTGTTAAATTTTCTACTTTCATCTTAAATATTCTCCTTCTTCTATCTGATTTTATTTGCAGACGTTCGTAAGAACGGATGCAAGGGCATGAGCTTCGTAGAAGCGATTGACCAACTGTCTGTGACATAATATATTAGTGGGAACATCCCACACCCTGTTAGTCAGCCAGATAGTCTTGCCACCTACGGTGTCAATCCTTATCTGTCTGCCTTTTTCGTTGATGTGTCCTGTCAGTTGCTTACGCAACATGCCAGTCCAATCAAGCGAAAATCATTTCATTTTATTACCTATTTCCTTTTAACGATTACACCCCTCAAACCCTTGATTTTACTGGATTCTTTTTCAATTTTAGGAAGGTCAATTTCCTAACTTGCTTTCTTGTGTTGATATTGCAAATTCATTTTCATCCAATCGAATAGTAAATTTCTCATTCTCATACTTGGAATATAAATATTAATTGATTCGCCTTTGCGGATTCTACTTCTCCATATCCATTGAATCATTTCTGATAATCCATATAAATCTTCATTCATAGTAATTCCTCTTTGAAGAAAGAATTGGGTTATACCAGGATGTAAATACACATTGACACAATATGCCAAATTATATGTATCTGCATATTTGTTTGTGGATCGGCAATTATAGCTTACAAACTGACTTGAATAACCTTTACCTTTCAACTTTGGTTTGTAGTCCTTAAATGTTGTCCACATAATAGTATTCGATTTTGCATTTATAATATTGGAAAAATAATTATATAGATTCTTTTTGATTTGCTTGATACCATCTTGATTTATTTTTGCTCTAAACCAAGTGACTGAAAGACCATTAATTTTCTGATATATGTTATCGTTTAGTTTTCCATTATAAATATTAATCTTATCTAAGAAAACTGATGTATCTGGAATATAGTAATTCGTGAGTCTATACTGTCCATCCTTTTCAGAAATACTCTTTTGCTCATAATCAATTTTATACAAGTCGAAATAATTTTTCAAAATACTTGCTTCAAACAAATATGTAAGTATATACACCTTATCGAATAGTTCAAAAATTTCTGGTGGATATCTCCATAAAAGCAACTTCTGATTTATATATATAAGGCTTCTATTGTCTGCAAGTATTTTGATGTCATTATATTTTGTATCATAATTGAGTTTATCCTTGTTCCATACTACAAATCCATCCTCATCTACAGTTACACAACCACCGTCTTTTAAAAGTTTCATATCATCATTCCGAATATTATCGTATGGTTCAACAACATTTAATACTTCATCCAAAATCAATGTATAATGACCATTCTTGATGTTTTCTCGACTTTCTTCATCAAGGTGTTTAAATAACTCATGTGTTGAAGCTATATCGTCTTGACAAGCCAACATTTCATTTATAGCTCCTAATTTACCATTTCCTTTATTTATAGGCTGCTTAAATTCTCTATCTGTATTTTCAATAATACGTTCTACTTCTTCTAAAAACGGTGTAATATAGAGAAAATTATCAAATCTCTCTTTGTTTATATGTTGGATGCTCCAACTTGTTTTTCCTGATCCCATAATGGAATCTACTACTGTGATTTTACTAATAACTTATACCTCCGATTTCAATTTATTCTAGGCACACTACTATAAAAGCAATGTGCCTGTGATTCCGTCCAATATGTAATCAGCATCTTCACTGATATATGGAGAACTAAATTCCGTTCTCCTTGAAGAAGTCTTTCGACCAATGCTGTCTATGCAGCTTGATAAAAGGGGAAATGTCTATTCGTTCTGAAAATAACTATTCGCTTCAATAGTCGGTTGCGTCATCTCACTGTAACAATATCTCTGTTAATACTATATTCTCCACTCGGAGAATGATTTTTACTGATTTGATACAGCGTCATAGGCTGTAACACTTCCGTCTTCATTAACAGAAAGTTGTCTTTTTACATTTACTGCCTGTGATCTTCCGTCTTTACCTTCTCCAATTTCAAATTCAACAACATCATTCTGATTTAAAGATTTGCGACCTTCCATCTGAATATTTGAATAATGTACGAATACATCATTTTTGTTTTCATCTGTGATAAATCCCCAACCTTTTGCACCATCAAAAAATTTAACTGTACCTCTCATTTTTTAATTCCTCGCTTTCGTGATTTTCTTCTATATATAAGGTAGGAATGAGAATATATCTCGTGATTTTCTTTATCATTCGAACTGAATGACCTCTAATATATTGTTCTCTCTTTATGCCGACAATCTTTTATTAAGATCTTCATACAACAGTTTTGTGGCAGTTTCCATATCCACACCATCACTAAGCTGTAAAGTCACATCTATATCGTCATAGCAGTAACAACTTGCTTTTCCGATGGAAATGAGCAGTTTATTTTCTGCAATTTTTTCATACGAAAAATCAATCGTATCTGCAAATATGCCCGAATTGACATAGAACTCCAAATCTCCCTTAAATTTTTCATCAGATATTGGTTCTTTCATACCTTCATCATGGTTTACTACTGCACTTGTAACTGATACCAGATTGTCTGTGATAGCTTTTAATAATCTGTTTGCCGTTGTTCTTCTTCTACTCCTCATATATAGTATTCTCCCTTCTACTTCACATCCCAATAGATATTGCACTGACCATCAATAATATCTTCTCCATGTGATCCGTCTTTGTCTGGAATGATTTTGTACAGCGTGTACACCACTGTTTCCGAAAAAACATTCCCATTCTTGTCTTTATCTAACGGCTTATAACTCCATGTTCTAATGTTGTATTCCTTTCCATCAATCAAAAGGAAAATTCGTTTGCTTTCCTCTATATCCGTAATAACAACTTCGGAACAAACCATGTTCGCTTGATGAATAACACTTCTCACAAATCCTTCAATCCACTGGGTATATGCTTCATCCTTAACATTATTTGTTACTTTGTACTGTTTGTAGAATGAAAAAACCGTATTTTCTTTCTTCCAATCAATAAAATCACACTTGATATGTTCATTATCTACTCTTTCAACCTCAATTCCCCACTGGAAAATATGAGTATTTTTATCTATGGCAGTAATCATTACACTGTCAAATTTTCCTTCTTCTGAAAAATAGTCCTCTACCATAGGAATAATGGTCTGTGTAAATTCCTGTCTGTTCGGTGCTTTCATATATTCATCTAAATCGGTTATCTTGAAAATATTATCAAACAGAATACTTCCACCATGATCGCCTATATAATACAATTCATCACTTGTAATCGTTTCTTCTCCATACTTCGCTTCTGCAATAAAATAAATCTTTCCCATATAAAAATTCCTCCGTTTAATATCCTTCTTGAATTGGATTCACCATACATTTATTTGCTAACTTATCAATCAGACTATCAAAGCAGCTACAACAAATATCCAAATCAATGGTATCTCCATCGTGCCGACTTCCATAGCCAATCTTTGTATGAAGTCCAATATGTTCCTGTTCGTCTAAATCTGTAAATGGTTGTCCACACACATTACAGATTGTTTTTCCTTTTGCCATCGGTAATGTTTCCTTTCTTTAGTGTAGATAGGCTGGATTTTCCAACCTACTCACTATATTGTTCTCTCTTTTATTTAGTTATTCTTCTTGCTTTTAATGCCTCTAATGCTGATAAACCTTTTGTCTTTGATGGAGTAGCAACTGGTTCTGCTTTCTGTCCAAAAATATCTAATGTTTTTGCAGTTCGCACTTCTGTTAATGCCTTCATAGAGTTTTGAACATTTACAGCCTCTTTCTCAATAGATTCTGTCATTGTATCTACTCTACTGTATGGCATTGTCAGACCACTAAGGATAATCACATTCTCTTCCGATTCAGAAAGATAACCATGAAATTCTGTAGGTGCTGTTCCAATTTCTTTACGCAACTGAATAATATCTATCTTGCTGTCTTTTGCGGAAACTGCTTCTGAAATACCCATGATAGTTACTGTCTTATCTTCTCTCTTAGCAAAGATATTGTTTTCCTTGTTCAGAATATCAATGATATTTGCAGTAGTTCCCTTTATCGCATTGGTCTTTGTAATGACAGAGAATGAAGGACATTTCAAGCAAGCTTCAATTTCTGCCAGATCCATATTTCCATCCTGTGATTTATTGTTAATGCAAAGAATACCTGTAAATAGTGATGCAAACACCTTATTTACAGTAATCTTGTCACTTGCATTGTTATCAAGGATGAAAATACTTCCCATACCAGGCTTCAGTTCTTCAATCTCATTGAATGTCAATCTTGCATTATCTCTTACCTTTAATGGCTCTGTATCTGCTGGTAATACTGGAATCATTCCGACTGTATATCCCATTTCCTTTAAAATTCCACTAAGGATAGGGGCTATCGCTGATCCTGTGCCTCCACCACATGAGAATGCAATGAAAATAATGGAATCTTCGATAATGTATGACTGTAATTCTTCCAGAATTTCGTCAATGCCATCTGCTAATGCTTCTGTACTCTTATTCCTGTCGCAAGCTGCACCTTTTGAATTGTTAATGTGAATCTTGTGAGATAATGTTACAGATGATAAATCTTCTGTACTTGTATTGATTCCAATAAAGGAAAGATTTGATTTATCCCCATCAAGAAGATTTACAGCCTTCTCAATTTCTGCGATAATCTGTGTTCCACACTGACCACATCCAATGCCTGTAATTTTAAGTCCTGCGTTGATTTTCTTATTCATAGTAATTATTCCTCCGTTTCTTCCTCTTCCATATCTTTCAACCATTTCATACCCTTTGTTGTGATGTAATATGTATAAGCACATCCTTTGGTAATTCCGTTTTTTACATATCCATCTTCTATCAACTGTTTTAGGTTGTTTTGAATGGTTCTGTCACAATAACTTGTTCCTTCTTCTGCAAGTCCATCAAGTATCATTTTTCTTGTGGCTGCTATAATCTTACTTTTTGCATCATTTCTGTATAACCAGCTAAGTATCAGATAACTAATTACCTTCACATTTCTTCATCTCCATTCTTTTATGATTTGCAATAAGCTCTACCAAGTTCACTTATGTAATAAGTGCTTGCCAATCCATCAATAAGACCACATTTGACATATCCCTGTTGTGCCATACTCAGTAAATGTCTGTATGTCGTACTATATGATTTTCTTCTCACTACCGAAATATCTTCTAATATCTGTGAAATATTCATAGCTTTTAATGGATTGTCCACATTCTGATTACAAAGTAACATTAGAATTTCATAATCAAACTTTGTCATTACTTTCCACACCTCCTTGTCTCTCGTCATTAAATGCTAAAAAATATATTGGCATTTCTGCCATCTATATACTTATTCGCCTTTTGAAAATTGTTTTTTGCAAAATTTCCACATCGCCAAAATTTTTTTCATTAAAATATTCTCTTGTCAGATTTCCACAGAATGAGAAAATTTTTATGAAGTGTTTTGCAATCAACCCTTTCATATATAATATTCTCCACTTGTTTTTGTATTTTTGTGCAAATTAAAAAAAGCACCATACAAAGACTTATATTTCAAAATCTTTATATAGTGCTTATATGTAATACCTATACTGATTATTTTTCTATTTCAACAATTCAATCAATTCATCTTTTAACTTATAATACTTTTCGATTTGTTTCATATCCTCAAACTTCCCTTGTTCAACTCTTTTCATAACACCTTCCATCCATATCAATAATTTTGCCTCATACTCTTCTCTTTCAGCTAAAACAGCATCTTTAAAAATTTTTTCATATTTGAATAATAACGCCCGTGTTTGTGTTTCTCCAAAATAATCTATCAAAGGTTGCACATCATCTATAGTTATATTTTTGTAGTTATGGTATGTTCTTGTATTATGAAGCTTCCTTTCAAGTGGTCTTTCATATATCGTGCCTTGCCCTGATGCAAAATAAGATCTAATCAGTCCTTTAACAAATCCGTTCATACTTTGATTAGTCTTTTCCAGATATTCTTTTAGCTGTGTGTATTCTTCCATTTCGGAAAGAGTGTATTTTACTGACACCATCTTTATTTTCTTATCATATCTTTTCTGGGCTTGTTTCTGTGAATCCGATACTTTACTTTCACTCATATATATTATTTATATGTAGTACCTATATATTGCATATTTATGATTTAAAATCGTTTTATAGGTATTACATATATCTCCTTTGCAAATCTTATTTTTTATATTTCTATGTAATACCTATTATAACAGATTACAGATTTTCCACAAATACAATTCTTTCCATAAAACAGAAAAGCCATGACCTGTTACAGCCATGACTTTTCAACAACAAAACAATTTCAATCTATAGGTAATCCTATGATTAAAAAATGTATATCAAGGGTTCATCACGCCCTTAATACCTAATGAGTATAACATACCTTGCCGATTTTTTCTATCTACTTTTCCTTGAAAATCTGTATCGGCTTGATACATCATCAAATGTCTTTAGAAGGAATTTCATATCATCCTCTGATATACCATTCCCCATTTCTTCTCTAAGTTTCTGCTTAATTTCCGCTTTGATTGCTAATGATTCAATATTTGTATCTATCATAATGTGACCTCTTTCTTCCTTATTATAATGTTATGATGCTAACCAACCTTTTACATTGGCTGCCTTTTGTAACTGTCCGATTCTATTTAATACAATGCAACCTAATTCATTAAAGAAATACTTCTTTGTCCTTCCATAATCATGCAATGTATCTGTGTCGATTTCTGTATGTAAGTTTAAATCATCAGCATTGACAATATATGTACTAATAATTACTTTATTTGTTCGTGTGTCCATCTCCATGCTGATTGATACCTCAAAATCATATGGATATAATACCTGCCGTGTTTCCGCAAAATGTTCTGCTAACATATTATTGATTATATCCTCTAATCTAATCTGAATATCAGAAGGTACAATAATATCTCTGTCGAATAAAAATCCCACTATCGTATCATTTATATCTGTGTAGTTTTTATCACTCTGTAAATGTAAATCTTCAAATCTGTACTTTGGTTGTTCCATAATCTTAATACCTCTCATTCTTCCTAATTTTCTCTAGCTTTTCCTTCTTCTGATTTTTATATCTTACCCTTGCTCTCGGTTTGTATTTATTACAATGCTGGCAATAATGAGCGTGATCCGCTTTTCTACCTTTGGTGCAAAGTCCGGCACATACATAATATAAACATGGTGTCTGTCTATCTGTTGCCATTAGTTGTGACCTCCTTGTTAAGTTCGTTGCATCTGGTTTCTGCTTCTTCCTGTGTGGCAAATATTTCATTTTCTGGAACAAGACCATTTCTACCGTTTATTTTGTAATATAAACAGGATTCCTTTTGGGTGATCATATATCTACAGCTAGTAATTTTGCACGAATCTTCTATTACATATATCATCATATCTTTTGAATCTAATACAATGTTTCTATTTCCATGACACTTAGGACAACTCATGTCATATCCTTTATATGAAATACTACCAGTTCCAAAACATATGTCACAGGTAGCTTTTGTCTCGATTACTTTTTTCTGTTTCTTAATAAGAAAAACTTCCTGTCCTACTTCAAATTTTGTTTCTACGTTTATTTGCATTGTGTTGACCTCTCTTTCCTGTGTAGTTTTGTTGTTGTAATAATACTTGTTACATTAAAAAATTGCTTTCTATTTACGATAAGCCTTTTCCAAGAAAAATTATTAAAATCTATTGTACTTACAGCGAAAATTCAAATTGTATATACAATTCAATATTTTGCATATCAATTTATAATTACATTGTAGTTACAAAGTTTTTACGATGTTATTTAATTCCTAGTGAATAGGTAGGTTATCGTACTTCCTAAACAAAAAAGTATAGGAAAATCAAGCATTTCCGCATTTTGCGATATAGGATACGATAAGCTATTTACACATTTTATCAATCATTTCCTGCAATCGCTCCTTTCCACTTTGGATATAATATAATTCTCCATCAATTTTAATAGCTTCATTATTTTCATATGCCATAATAACCTTTTGCTGATAAATGTTGATTCCTACAGCAACTCCATTACAAAAAGCCTGACTTTCAAAAATTCCATCCATTATAATTTCCACCTCCACGATAAATAAAATAAACCGCAAAGTATAATCAGAGATATAACAAATCTGATACACTTATGATTATTTGATTCTTTATGCTCCAATGGCTTTTCCTCTCAATCTGCTATATGCGTTATTCCTATGTACTTTATAATTCTCTTCTGCTAACTGTATTCCTATTGTTTTATTCCATACCTCTTGTACTGTCGGTATATGAGATAGATTTCCATAATGTAAAATCCTCTTTGTATCTGACACCTCATAAAATTTTCCACAGATAACAATTTTATATCCTTGCTTATATGCTACTTGTCTTTTCATCTGTCTATGCCTCCCATCTTTGGTGCATATTCCGCAAAAACAGAGCACTCGCTCCGCATGAGCGGAGCGCTGTTCCGCTAGGAACGGATCATTGCC